GTGAGGCCGTATGTACGGCTTTAGATGAAACAGGTAATGTTGCCCCTAATACCATCAGCGTGCAGGGGGAGAACATCGCAGGTATTGAATCGGTGACCAATCCCACGCAAGCTAGTGGTGGCACTGAGATTGAGACCGATGACGCTTACCGTCAACGAATCCATCTGAGCATGGAATCTCAACCAGGGCCAACTTACTACGGTCTATACACAGGTCTGTATGCGCTCCCAGGTGTGGAGCAAGTACAAATTGTTCCTAATCTGACCATGGAGACAGATAGCTATGGTAATCCTCCCAAGTCTCTTCACTTTTATGTGAGAGGTGGCCGGGAAGATGATGTAGCACAAGCCATCCTGGATAATATTGCAGCGGGCATTCAGACTGTGGGAAAAATCAAAGAAGCAGTAAAAGACATCGGCGGTCATACGCACGATGTCTTTTTTGATACAGCGACGGTGGTTCCCATCTATGTCAATATGTCGCTTAAAACCAGTGATGATTTTAATTCTGAAACTAGTCCGGTAGAGATTGTGCAAGCAATTAAGGACTACCTTAGCGGACTAATCATGGGCGATAAGGTAGTCTTTACTAAGCTGTATCAGGCTATCTATAACATCTCCGGCGTTGAGTACGCACAGGTAACTCTTGGGCGTGATAAGTCAGCTATGGGTATGGCAGATATTCAACTTGATCAGTTTGAGACGGCTGTGGTCGCTAACGATTCTGATGTGGAGGTGACAGTTGATGACGGATAAGGCTTACACGCCTGAGTACAATCTGGAAGACTTACTTAACGAATTACCGGTCAGCCTTGCTTATGAGGAAGGCTCCAACAATGCAAAACTACTGTCCCTCTACTCGGATGGTATGGAAGATACTTTAGTCACTCTTCAAAAGATGGATGAGTGGCACAGCATTGACATTGCTGAGGGCGAAGCTTTAGACATGATCGGAAATGATCGTGGTGTTCCACGGAACGGCTATGATGATGAATTCTACCGATTCTTGATTAAGTCTAAACAACTTCAACGTCAGACGGATGGTACTTATAACTCACTTATCAAACTAATTGCTGATTCACTGGGAGCTAAATATTCAGAGATCAACGTTGGCCCAGTAAATAATGAGCCTAACGCAATTCAGGTCACCAACGTGCCAGCTACATACATAGACTCTCAACGCAAAGAAAAACTAGTTCTTGACCAAATTCACAGTTCCGTAGCAGCCGGCATCAGGGTAGCTGGAATCGGATTCCAGAAGACGGTTAAGTCCACGCTTTACTACGCAATGCAATTTCAGACGACACAAGTTATCGAATCGACGATGAGTGTGCCGCAATTAAAGGAGGGATAAAATGGCGGACAGTTCGAGAACCATTATGACTGATGCGGGTTTTGCGTTAGAAACGCGGGTCCGCGCTGATGAAACAAAGATGCAGTTTACACGGGCCACCATTAGTACGGACGACCACTTTAGCGATACGGACGACGCTTTAGCTAAGCTAACAGAATTATCTAATATTCAGCAAGACGGGAAGGTTACGGCAGTCCAAGTAATTAACACGACCACGGTTTACGTACAAGTTGATGTGAATCAGGCCGAGTCAAAGGCTGACTATCAGATGCGGTCCGCGGCCTTATATGCCAAGGATGACGATGGCACAGAAGTCTTGTATGGAGTCACCGTGCTACAGGATCCTGTCTTTGTCCACAAAGATGCTGATGGTTCCTATCTGGGTTTTGGAATTAATACAACTGTGGGTAGGGCTTCTAACGTCGTTGTAGTGGTTGATCCTGCTAATATGGTGACTCAGCAAGTATTTGAGAGTACCATGAAAAACTACTACACGAAGGCGGAAGTCGACGCCAAATTTGTCACCGACGACGACTTTGCCAGCAAGCTGCCCAAGAACATCGCGACGACCGATGCGGCCAACACCTTCGCCAAGTCGCAGACGCTCGCAGGGGGCGCCACGGACGGTGCTGGCAACGCTATCGCGACTACCAAGGATGTATCCGATGGCGACGCTGAAACACTCAAGTCGGCAAAGGACTACGCAGACACGAAGATTAGTGGCAAAGCAGATGATAGCAAGGTAGTACACACATCTGATATGCGTAAATCTCCTAGCGATGTAGCGGGTATAGAAGAAGTTAATGCCAAGCAAGATAAGCTAACTATCACACCTGCTGACGATTCCAAAGTAGCTCACCTATCTGGTGCTAACAATTTTGACACTGTCCCAACAGTCAACAATAATCCGCTACTACTAGCAAGTAGTTTACCGTCCGATTTAGCACGAACAGGACAAGACGCCAACTTCACTGGTAAACTTCAGCAGAATGGTCAAGATGTTGCGCTTGCCAATAATACAATTGCCCGCAACCCGGATACTGGGGTTGTTTCTGAACCTACTGACTTCACCAAGCTCACTGTGAATGGAGGTAAATCAGTCGCTACCCGCGACGATTTGAAAAGCCTTGAAGCAAGTGCTTGGCGTCCTTTGACGTTAGAAAATGCGAACAACGGCGCTATTCTATTTAAGGACAACGGTGATGGTACCGCTTCGCTGACAGGATCAGCTAATTTTGTAATTGCAGCGGCTTCTGGCGTGATTACAGAGGCCATTGATCCACCATCGGGCTATCAATTTTCATCGCTTGCATGGAATAAAGGAACGGATGGTGACGGCATATTTGCAATTGGTGGTCGCTCGGGGACCAGTGCAGGACCGGTTTACACACCAACTGCGTTGATTCAAAACGGAAAAATATGTTTCAAAGGTGGATCTTATTCATACCCAGAATTGATGTTTTCTCCATGTCTAAACACAACCGATAAAACAAGTTCTTCATGCGAGCCAGCAATTGTGGGAATTACAAAAATTTAAGGAGGAAAAGAAATGCCAATTTATTATGTAAAACCAGACACAGATAACCAATTTCCAGACAAGGACACTGCGCCCGTACTTGAGTCAGCAGATGGCCTACGAGCGGTAAGTATCCCAACTACCTCGGTTCAATACTTCTTGCGCTATTGGTGGATGTATGCATTCAAGGGTGACAGCTCCCAAGAAGTCACAGCTCCGGGTAACTTACCCAACTTGGATATCGACTATCTGCAAGGATTGATTGACCAGCAAGGCGAACAAGCCGAAAAGCGGGATAAAACCATCGAAGGCTTGCAAACAGCATTGGGAAGTGCCACAAAGGCTCAAGTAGAAGCTCAGCAACAGTTTGTCACTACGCAAGAGCAATTTCAAAAGCAATTCGGTAGTCTTTCACAACAAATAGTAGCTGTTCAGAAACAGCTTGCAACTAAGGCAGAATAGGAGGAGTTATCATGGGAAACAATCCATTTTCAGCACCAAACATTGAAGATGCTAAGTTGTATGCTTCATGGGGCCTAGACATTAGCTACATGGTCAACTGGTGCATCACACCAGAACAGTACAAGGAGCTGACAGGTAAGGATTACACGGCACCGACGACGGATACCACAACCGCCTAGGTGCTTTTTTGATGGAAGAAGGAATTTATATGTATCATCCAATTCGAGATAATCCGCTGCATACCGTGATTGCTTTTACTATGATTGGTATTGGCCTATTTTTGATGGTTAGTGATCATTATTTTACTTGGCCACCAGTAGTCGCTGAAATTGCGAATGATGATGCCGTAGGCATGATGTATGTGGTGATTGGTGTGGTTATGGCAATCTGGGTCTTGGACCCTAAGCGGTCGGTTAGGATGGATCACATCATTTTAACTGTGGCCACGTTTGCCATGGCGACCTTGTCATTTTATCAGTTCTTGCATTCAATGGTTATGGGGAGCGGAATGCCGTGGATCAGTAATGCCGCACTGACCATTGTCATTATGATTATTGCCCGCCGCTCGGATTCAGTTTGACTGAGAGCTATTTGCATCAGATATATCTAATCATGTCAGTTGTAGCCGGTATGATTGCGGCATGGTACACCAATCGAATATCACGGAAGAAGTCTAATCGTGAAGAATGGCAAGAACTGTACATGGAGATGAAGACGCGAACTGATGAAGCCGAAAAAAGGAATCATGAACTCATTATGGAAAACGAACAGCTACGAATTGAAAATGCAGAGCTCAAGAGTCAGTTAAAATCCTAGGAGGAAAAAGCATGAATGAATTTACGAAGATTGTTAAATTACTCAACGACACCGGTATCTTAGGTGTCTTAATTTTTGCCCTGGTTGGCTGGTTTACCCGGATCAATCCGGCATTGAAGACCAAGATTGCGGCGAACAAGTCCGCTACTCAGCGCGAAGTATTGGGACTGTTAGACACACTGGCTTTCAGTGCTGTCAACAAGGCTGCCACTAATTATGAAATGCCGGGAGAAGAAAAGCGCGAACAGGCGATTGCTGATGTAACAGGCCAAATGAAAGTATTTGGTCATGATAGTCTGGCACCGGCAATTATTTCAGCAGCCATCGAAAAAGCGTATCAGTCGATGACCACGACGGAGACGAAAGCCCAAGCAAAACAGGTCGAATACAATGCCGCTCTGGCGGACACAGAGCAAGCGTTCGCTGATAAGCAAGCACAACTGGACAAGCAAGCTGCGACAGTACCCACTGAACCAGCACCCTTAGATGTGCCAGAGAACACGGCTACTACGGAGGGAGATGTGAAGTAATGCCGCATTATGATGTTGTGGATACGTCCAATAACAACGGAATCATGACCGTTGCCAATTGGCGTTCGATGAAAAAGTATGGCGTCAAAGCCATGATAGCTAAGCTATCCGAGGGCACATACTTCACTGACCATACGGCCAAGCCAAGCATTCGTAACGCGGTATCTGCTGGCTTACACGTCAACGGTTATCACTTTGCGCGATTTACGACAGTGGCTGGGGCTAAAGCCGAAGCCCAGATGGCAGCCCGAAGTGCGCTTAAGGCAGGATTGGGTAAGAACAGTGTGATCGTACTTGATTTTGAAGCCACTAACTCTGGTTGGAATCAGAACTCTAAAATTGTTAAGGCCTGGATCAACGAAGTTCATCGCATGGGCTATCCTAAGACAGACGTCTATACGATGGGCAGTTGGATTAATTCAGTGCCATTGAACAACTCGGGCCGTGGCGGTTGGGTGGCTAACTATCCTTATAACCCGTCCGGGTTTAAGCTTTATACCGGATATAATGGCTGGCAATGGACGTCAAGCATGCACTTCCCTGGGTGTTATGGTGGTTTCGATGTGTCCCAAATGTACTCAAACTACTACTATGGCACTACCACTCATGTAGCTAAGCCGAAGAAGGCCATCTACTACCGATACAATCCCAAGATGATCTATGCCCGGACGCCGATTAATCGCTACAAGGACGTTGCATTCAAGCACAAAGTAGACAACTTCCCAGCCGGCACCGTATTTGCGATTGCCAAAGTGATTAACTACGGTAAAATTACTCGATTCCAGTTAGCAAACGGGTACTATATCACGTCTAATCAGGACAATGTAAATCGGCTTTACTATGTGGCTGGCGGTGATGTTAAACGAGTAAAGTCTGTACGCGGTACTCACCGGTACAAGGATAAGGCGCTTAAGCATGTTGTGGACTGGCAGCCAGCCGGAACTGAGTTTGATGTCGCTAAGATCGTCAAGTATGGAGACACAACTCGAATCCAACTGGCAAATGGCATGTTTATTAGTGGCAACAAAAAGATTAACAAGTTCGTTAAATAATAGTACAATTAAACTCATACCTGTATGTTTCAGATTTAAAAAGGGCGCTCACTCCTAACGGGGTGGGCACCTTTTTTAATATTTTAAATTAAGTTAGCGTTTGGAAGTGATTTGATATAATCTTCCATAAATTGCCAATCAGGTTGATTATTAGAATCAATAGGAAGCATTATTTTCTGTTGATTCATTCTCTTAGAATTGAATTTGTACCCGTACTGATATTTATTTTTTTGTTTAAGAATGACAGTTTTTAAGAAAAAATACATTTCTGCGGAAGGAAAATCAACATTTTTAATGTGTATCCTTTTAACATCATCAGAGAATATGGCTTTGTAGGGATGATAAAAATTATCAACTACGCTTCCATTGTAATTAACCCCAAGTGTATTTTGATCCAAAGATTCATTAGTTTTTGAAGAAAATGCAGTTATTCCATTATTTGAATCAGTTGCGCCTATGAAAGGAGTTTTTCCATTTTTTATATCTTTTTTGGTCAATCTTTTTCCACCCAAAATAGTGACCACAGAATTCAAATAAAACGAATTCCATTTTCTGTCTTTTAGGCTAATGGTCTCAATCCCAGAAGTTTCTAGGGAAGGAACGTTGTATCCCCCCAATTTTTCTGAAATATAGTCTTCCATAAATTGCCAATCAGGTTGATCATTAGAATCAATAGGAAGCATTATTTTTTGAATTCTCATTAAATTATCGCTAATTTCATGATTAAATGAAAACTTCTTGTTTAAGGATTTGGAGATAAGGGTAGTAATAAAAATAGCATTATATTGATTTAGCTTACGGTTCATTAGAGCTGTAACGTGATCTGATACTATAGCAGGGTACGTATGATAAAAAGCTGCTCCAACACTTCCTGAATTATTCACACCTATAAAGCTATGAAAAGAACGAAACTTTTTGGAGGGAGTATCAATTAGAGCAGCAACACCGTTATTCTGTGCAGTTGAAGAAATATAAGGAACTTTGCCAGTTGACTGATCTGATTTTGTCAATCTTTTACCTCTAGAAAGCGTAAAAATATTTCCAAGAGAGAAAGTAGCCCATCTTTTATCACTCAGACTAATCAAATAAATCACCTCTTCCATGGACAGTCATGTCGAACTTGAATGCTAGATAGTCTTGAATTGTCTTCTCGAAGTCAGCATCTGTAGGGAGTTCATCGTTGAAGTAGTAGAAGCTATGTAGCCATTCATCTTCATCCGTGATGGTGGTCTTTAGAGCAAAATCGTTACTAAAAGACAGCAAGTTTCCCCTTAGAAGTTGGACAAGTTTGTTGCGTTTGGCTTTTTCTGATCCATCAGGAACTAATCCAATATGCTTGTTAACTTTGTAGCCGTCATCTCGGAAGTCAACGAAGGTAACAAGATGGTTGTCAGCTTGTGGAACACCAGCAGTAAAAATAGCGATAACTGGATTAACACCAACTCCATGAAAAGTATTTGGATTTAGTGTAACCACTGCATCTAATGTGTGTTTAGTTAGCAATTCATGTTTAATTTCTTTATCATACTTAGTTTTTCCAATCATTGTGGACTGTGGGACAATAACAGCTAGTTTTCCATTTTTAACACACATGCTTAGGGCATGTCTGATAAAATTAAGTTCGCTTAGATGTTGTGTTTCCTTGTTTTTTGCTTGACTATATGGTGGATTGAACAAGATTTTATTGATCTTTTTATCTTGGAATTCTGAACCAGAAAAACTAAACATATCTCCTAAGCGCAAATTGCTTTTACCATCGCCACGGAGAATCATATTAGTGGTGGAAACAGTGAATAGTTTTTCTTGCAGTTCAATACCATACAGATGGTTTTGCCGAATATCCGTTTGTAATGTAGGGTTCTCACCAGCAAGCTTAAGCATGCGATGCATTGCTGAAATTAAAAATCCGGCCGATCCGCACGCGGGATCCAACACATAATCTTCAGGTTGAATATCAAGTAACTCAGCCATGAGGGAAGTAATGTGTTGAGGTGTTAAGACAATTCCTAGTGAATTACCGTCACTGCCACCATATTTTACAAATTCACCATAGAAGTTTCCTAATACATCAAAATCGGTATTTTGTTTAAAATGGGCTAGAACTTCTTCTTTGAGGGTAGTTGCAAAGTATTTAAGTGGAGTCATTCCTAGTGTTGAATTCAGTGTATTTAACATGACATTTGTTTTGATAAAAGAAAATTTGTTCAAAAGAATGCTGATTTTATTGTTCCATTCGGCGTTCGGATTTTTAGGCCTGACATGATCCGACCTGAGCTCTATATTTATTGCATTAAAGACTTTGTCTCCATCGCGATTATATTCGCCAGTAGACCCGGTCATTGTTGATATCAAATTTGAATCACCAGATAATGCCAATAGAAGGGCCGATACGACAGTTGCCTTGTTTTCTCCTTCTAAAGATGCATAATTTCGCAAGTCTTCATGAAGCTTTTCTGAGACAGACTGTAGGTCTTCAATATGTTGTTGTTCAACAGTCTTTTCACCTAATACTTCAGTTCGATAATATTCGTCAATTTCTTTATTTGAAAAATCCGAAAAATCAATAAGAGGATTTAGCTTCTTTATAGATGCTGTTTTCGTGTTTTTATCAAGGTAAACAAAGTAGGGTTGAAGTTGTAAATACTGAGCATCTCCAGTAGCACCAACAGCAAAGCACTCATGATAGATGGATTTTTCAACAATATGTTTTGCATACCAAACAGCACCATTATCTGCATATGATTTTGTGTATGGATATTTTAAAACAATTTGATCGTTTTCAGCGTATAGGGCCTTATCATAAGCAGGCTTGTCTTCAATAACAACGGGATAAGAGGCATTACTGCCTTGGGTCATAAAGAAAAAGTCAGGTTTACCAACACCATTTTTTCCTTGCTTGCTAGCATGTGCTAAGGCGAGTTGAATTTTGGGATTAAACGATTCCTGTTCACTATAATTGAGTGTGACGCTAGAAATTAGGTTCCTAACGGTTTTATCTGTTGCAGTAGCTTCGTTTGCCATTTGATTATTCCTTTCATCTAATGCTAACTAGTATTATACCTAAAATGTTCTGAAAGAAGACGTCCATATGAAAATCATTTAAAAAAAGGCAAACTATTAACATCGCATGTGTGGTGTTTACAGTTTGCCATAAAGGGTGTATTTCTGAATCCATCATCTAGGAACACTAATTTTTCAGTGGTTTTGAAAATCCATCTCTAACCCATCTAATAAGTAATATGGATGGAAAAATCCAGGCACCAGAGGAGTTAACGTTTATAAAAAGAATTACCAACAAAACAGTTATGAAGACTATTAGGTTTGTGACCGCCGTTGGAGTTGTTCTATTAGATTCAGAAAATGAAGGGTTCCTCTTTTTTAAAGGAATTTCTAATTTGATATAGTAAATGAAATATAAAATAGCTAGGGTAATAGCATAGCATGCCAGTAAGGTGGCAGACGAAATATAAGAAGCCGTGCCAAAAAATATTGCGAATGGTATTAATACCGAAGAATTTATTAGCGCATATTTGTAATCAAATTTCATTGTAATCCCCCCTGAGCTAAGTATAGCATTTGAGGATAGCTCCGAAAAACTAAAAATAAGATCAGTACCACAATGGGACTGATCTTATTTTAGATACTGTTTGTCTTCACGAGCACCTGTTGTTCTCTGGATTGGTCGCAAGTCTGATGGCCACTTTTCGCCGACAAAACCAGTATAAGTGATGGTCAGTTGGGTGTGCGCTCGAATCTGCTTGATTAGCGATTCCAGATAGACAAGATCATCTGTCTCTACAGTGTGCAGGGGGATTGAGCGAGAACGCTTCTTAGGATGGGCCACATACATAAGAAAGTTGAACGTGTTGGAGTAGTGATTGAAAACCACATTAATCTGATAACGGGTGTTGATGAGCCGTTTGAAGCTTGCGTCAATTCTCTCATTAATAACTTTTGCATCATTTTCTATTTGTATCACTAAATATCACCTCATCATCATTATGCTGTAGCCATAGTTGTAGCGCAGAATGCGTATTTGGTGATCACAAACTGCTTTCTACTATTATAATGGCCAAACAGCGCAGCCGTTGATCCTTTCTCTGCACGATAGAGAAAATCTAAGGCATGGACGTGTACTAAACAATTGATTAGCTCGTTTGTCTTGGAGTCACGTATCTTTACATAAAGGAGCAGGGGACTTAGCTTTATAGTACGGGGGTCGCTTTCAAGGGTTCCATTAAGTGGTTGTTGTTCCATAGCTATCACCTCAGCTACAATTATACGAACGGACGTTCTCTATGTCAAAATGAAGTTTAGATGACACGATCTTTTTGCAAAAGTAAAAGCGGCCATAGATAATGACCGCCTTTGTGCTATAAGTTAGATAGCAATTGATATGACTCATTAGTTTTCCCTTAACCTAGCCTAGCCCATTCTTACCCGACATTACCCAACTTTTAGCTTTTCTTCCTATTGTATAGACATTCTGAACTGACACGCTTTCATTTTTTAGGTAACAGCTAGGAAACTATAGGTTGATAAAAAGTTGATATAACAGCATTCTTGAAAATGATTTTTTCTATAATTTCCTGCTTTTTCCCGCAAAAAGTACAAAAAAGTCACAACTTTGGACATTTTACCAAAAGTTGTGACTCATTCGCTGAATCCCTTGTTAGAGAAGGGGTTCAGCGATTTTTTTGTTGTTCGAAAAAGCGTGATTTTAATCCGAACTATGACACAGGAATCTCAACTTTTGGAACTTATCCGAGTCTTTCCATCATATTTACGATCTTTTGTTGCCCAACTTTTGTTCCATTATCATAATACCGTGTCATACGAAGGTCGGTATGTCCCATGATTTTCATAACATCAACTGGATCATCGGCAACCGGAACTGAGAAGGTAGCAAACGCGTGCCGCATCTTATGAGGGAAGATGTGTGGATTATTTAAAATAGTCACATTGGCTTTGTCACCAATCGTTGCATTGGCAATTTCTCGACCGCTTTTATCTAACAATCTGGATTCTGCCTTTACATTTTCAACTTGAGTGGTAACTAGGATCTTAGAACCGTCTTCATTAGTAACCTCAATTCCAGTATATTCGTCCATGATGTTGTAAGTTAGCTTGACCATGGACTTCTTACCAGGTTGAAAACCATTATCCGTAGCAAAACGAATTTGTCCATTAGAATCAACAATAATACGATGACCGTCACTATCATCTACATAAATTGATCCCGAGCCATATACCGCAATTCGATTTCCCATAGCCATATTAATTATATCGAAAATATAGTTTAAACGAGTGTATGACCATGGGGAAGCATCTTCCTCATTGACAAAGATAAAGCTGTCACTGGTGAATTGCTTATCGTTGTCCAAGTACAGTTGACGCGCATATCGAACCGCACCCTGCAATAATTGGTAAATTTTGGGCGTTATAGGCACGTTACGAACAGCAGCTGGGGTTTTAGTCTTACCACCCTCAGGCTGGTGTGCAGTGCGTGTCAGGTCTATATGAACGTGGTCTTCAAAAATGTTCTTTGGCTGCATTCCTAAAATTTCACCGTGACGCAGAGCAACTAGAGACAAGTAGAATGCTGCAAGATAACCAGGACTAAGAATTCTATCGGCTGTCTTAATAGCACGATCATACGTTTTGACATCAATCTCGCTATTCTGAACACCGACGTTAGACTTAATCCGTAAGTTACGTAACTTGTTACTAGGGATGATGCCGGAATACACCGCATCGTTTAGCAACATGGACATATAGCTCTTGATAGTGCTAATGGTTTTAGAAGAGTAGCCAACACGACCAGCACTTCTTGGAACTTTCTCTAGTTTAGAAATGAACCGTTGAAACTGGTCACGAGTAACATCGCGAAGTTCATATTTGCCAAATTCAGGTAGCAGGTAATTCTTAAACTTCATGTGATAATCGTGATACGTTTCTACAGACCAATATTTCTCGTTACGATCCATCCACTGATGATAGTACTCCTCAACAGTCACATGCTTAGCGGTACCCGTATTGAGCTGTGCGTCTCTCTCAGCCTTGTTGGCCCACTCAATGGCATCATAGGAACTTTCAAATCCACGTTTACGAATAGAGTGCTTTTGACCATGATAAGACCGACAGAAGTCCACACCATACTTACGAATGCGGCTATTCTTTGTTTCGTACGTGTAAATCCGTGAATCTTTTTTCATTTTTTTCAATTTTATTTCTCCTCTCAATATTGCCGGGCTAGGCTAATTTGAGAAAAGGCATTGTGGCATCACTTCCTTTCAGTTAGAATTAAGGGTGTTGAAAAGGGTGTACTTATCCCTTGGATCGTTATATGTTGCGCACGCATTATCTTGGCGGAGACGGGGTGCGCTTTTTCTATTGTGATATAATATTATGAAAAATGGAAGGTGAAAAAATGGTCTGGTTGACAATTAGTATTTCACTTTTGCTTACATGTATTTGTCTAAGCATGTATAGCTATTACTTAACAAAAGAATTAGGAAAAATGGAGACGCGAATTGATAAGAAGATTAAGTTAAACAATGAATTTCACGAATGAGGTTCCGAAGTTTGTAAGTGATACAACCCCCTTTTTGAAATCAATTTTTCTTTGGGGAGAAATTGACGCAAGTGGGGAAGCTTTTTCTAGTTTTTCAAATGCATCATATTTTTTTGTGAAGTATGGTGATGTTAGCCAAGCGTCTTCTCGTACGTCCACTAATCCTGAATGAACAAGTAGATCAATTGCAATATTTGTCTGGTTAGAACTATCATTCTTGTTATCAAAAAGATATGTTCTGGGGCTTAGGTTATAAGATTCCGAACCATCCATATTTGAACTAGTTTTTGTACTTATAGGAACATGTGAAAAAGGATTACTGTAGATCCTCTTTAATGTCAATGCTTCTGAATATGACATGTTCGAAAGTATATCAGAATAAGAAGGATAAAAATCTTTGTTCGTTCTTTTATCTAACGCATTTGCTATCAGTCGTGCAAACGCCTCTTGCATTTCGTTATCATCTAATCGAAACTTAGAATCATCCACAGCTTTCAATACGATGTTTACTTTTGATGAGTCTCGATATTCTTCAGGAATATCTGTGATATGATTTTGAATCTTATTTGCATAGTCGGTTAATTCCTGTTCTTTACGAATGTTGTATTTTCTAAGTGGATCAAAGATAAAATGGAATCCTGCTGTGAAGAGTGAACCGGATGCATCCCCTAGAGCTTTTGCAGTTGGCTCCAGTGCAGCATTTGTTGTTTCGTCAGGTATTGGATTGAAATTTGCCATAATAACATATCTCCTTTTTATTAGCGCATCTATCTTCTTGGCGGGAGGGGATGCGCTTTTTTTGTTTATCTTTTCAAAATATTTACTGCAAATCAGTCGATAATTTATTATTTGCATTAGTGGTATTGCTAGAGTAAGTAGCATAAGTACCGCTTGGGGAAGTTACTAGGGTGTAATAAGACTTAATGTCATTATAAATTTTTTTGTCTTTAGCAAATGATTCTCTACTACTAGAAGTAACATTCGTTTCCATTCGTTTGTAATTGGAAGCAAGGTATTTTGCGTTGCTATTTAAGGTATCCGTATCCCCGTTTTCATTCCAAACATCGAATTGTGCAGAAATGGCCTTGTTGAAGTCTGTATAGTTTTTACCATCAACAGTGACACCATTATCGTTATAAATAGCTCCATACCAGAGCTTACTTATTTTGTTATCCATAGATCGTAGCTTGTTTCCAACCTTATATGAATAATCGGAAAAATTTTTCTCCTCATCATTAAATCTATCCTGTTTTGCTTTCAAAGCAGCCGCTTCCTCAGTAGCTTTGTGCTTTTGATAAGCGATGGTCCCCAGACCTCCTGCCAAGAGAATGACGATAATGATGATAATTGCCCAGAACCAAGGCTTTCTTGTTAAAGGCTTCTTTTCACTCATCACATATTCCTTGCCATCTTCACCTTTAATTACTTGCTTTTCCATTATGTACGCTCCTCTAAAATCAATTCAGTTTTTATTTTCATCCGTGTCTAGACATTCATTAATCATTGTAACCGTGTTCGGTACGCCATTTAGCAGTTGGTGCATCTTCATCTCGGCCCCAATCACCGGTTGTGTAGCTCTTAGGAGCACCATAGAGCATGCCACCCTTAGCATGAGCAGCCTTATTCTCTGCACTGTTTGGGTCGTCAGACTTGGACGCATATTGAGTTGTAGTACCTGCTTGGCTAGTTTGAGTAGTACTACTTTGAACGGCTTGAGACTGTGTTGCAGCCTTCTGAGAAGACTGTGATTGCTGACTGACTGATTGACTCAATTCGGCTGCTTTTTTTTGAGCACGTTTCTTCGATTCTTTAACGGCCTTGGCCTTAGCATCGGCTTTTTTCTGTTTTTCAACAGATTCAGAATGCACTTTAGCCCTTTTTACACTCTCTGTATGAGGATGTGAAGTAGCTTGTTTCTTAGAGCCACTATTTGAGCAAGCTGAGGTAATCGGCATGAGCAATAAAACAGCGCCTATTATTAGCTTCTTTTTCATTACAATTCACTCCATTCTATGTATTCAGCTTTTAACGTCAGTCAGTGTTTGGACGTAAACTAATTTGCAATGAAATCATCGTCATCAAGCGAAATATCTAGAACTTGATTAGCCACAAGTCCTGCGGTATAAACGTATTTTTCAGGTACGTGGTATTGTTCACAAAATTTTAAAATATTAAATTGGGATGGTTCTATACCAGTTAGGTTAAGATAATCCATTATCATTAGATAAAATCCACCACGATCTGCACGTCCTTCAATCTTCGTATTGCTAACATAGGTGCTTTCAATAAGTGGGTTAGCCGAATCGTCAACTAAACAGTGAATTAATTCATGAGCCTTAATTCGTTCTGGATACTCAGTATTTGCGTTAATGAACATAGTGTTGGTGTAAGGGAGAGAGAACCCATATACGCGATTTGGCAAATTGGAAGAATATTGGAAACTGATTCCATAATGCTTAATCAGATGATCCAAATTGTAATCTTGCAAGGAGTCAATATCAGCAATTGCTCCATCTAAAGTGTCAAATAGCATATATTAATCGTCCCCGTTTCCACCATTATCGTCGAGTTCCATATTACTGTACTTCTTAAGCCGTTCACGGCCTTCAGTGGATTGTAGGTATGTGGAGATAAGTGCACGAAGGGCGGCACGGTCTGAATCAGTTAATTCACCATCACGGTCAGTCAACATAGCGGTTCCGTCAAGAAGCTCTTCTATGTTGACTTTTTGAATATCATTTGTAGTAGACTTTGATTCATCTTGATTGCCTAATAAGGTCTCAGCGGAAACACCTAGTACGTTCGCAATCTTTTTTAGTGTATCGATGGAAGGACTCTTTCCCTTGTTATATTGGTAAATAACATTTTTGCTTAGTCCAGCCGAGACAGCGACTTGTTGTAAGTTCATACCACGATTTTTGGAATATTTTTTTATGTTGTCAAACACTGACATAGCAACGGTCTCCTTGATTTGATGAACACAAAAATAACAGCTAAGGTGTAAAAATAGTTGATATTTTTTACACCTGTGGTATTATAAGTTCATCAAGTAATTAAGCAACAAAAAACCAGCAACTTCATAACGTAACTTTGGCGAGGAACGGTTGAAGTATAGGTGTTTTATGGCTTATTTCGTATGCACTTATTTTACAGCACTGCTGTAAAAAATGCAATAACTTGATGAATAAATTACACAAAAGGAGCGAGAAAATTGGTAGAACAAGCAATTGACGACGCCGCGTTGGAAATTGAATTGAAGTATACAGCCGCCCTAAAACGTCATGGATTATCTCAAAAAGCCATGGCAGCGTTGCTTACTACTCAGGACGAAAAAGTGGCACCATCGCAAGTTAATCGAGCAGTTAAAGGAGGGAACGAACCAAAGTCACAACGGATTCGTTTTCAAATGGCTAAAATTCTTGGAATCTAAGGAGGATTATTCATGAACGAACTGAAACAAGTTAAGTTTAATAACGAATTGATTTTAACTACTGAACAATTAGCAGATTTTTATGGGACAACGTCACGACGCATTACTGACAATTTTAATGCTAACCGTACCAAGTTTGTCGAGGGTACACATTACTTTCATTTAGAAGGCGACCAACTAAAGGCCTTCAAGAACCAAACCCGAAAAACGGGATTGGTTAACGAACATGCTGGAGCAATTAATTTGTGGACAAAACGAGGAGCAAGTCGACATTCTAAAATGTTGGGAACCAACCAAGCTTGGGATATGTTTGACCAACTTGAAGAGAACTATTTCAATCCTAAATCACATTTAAACACTTCTGGTCTCTCACCCGAGCTTCAATTCATGCAGGGTGTTGTAGATAAGTTAGCAGCTAACGAACGCAATCAGCACCGCCTCGAAAACAAAATTGATGGTGTTAGTGAGATTGTAGCAACGTCTACCATGGATTGGCGGAATGAGACTTCACACCTCATCAGTAAGATTGCCCGTCAACAAGGTAACACCGGCGAATCATATAAAATGACTCGCAACGATATCTACGACGAAGTAGACCGGCGAGGTGGGGTATCACTTAAGACACGGCTAACCAACTTGAGACGTCGAATGGCTGAGGAAGGGACTTCAAAAACTCAGCGTAAGAATACAACAAAGGTTGATGTGATTGCCCATGACAAGAAGCTGATTGAGATTTACACAGCAATTGTTAAAGAATATGCCATCCGGTATCAAGTTTGGAACGAAGAATACTAAGGAGAAGTCATCATGAATCCAGAATATTTTGCACAAGAAGTAGCGGCACGCGCTAAACAAGGAATTGTTGATCGCAATAATTCCGACTTGAGTTCAGCAGTTTATTCCGCTGCATACGCTAAGAAAAATGAATTCACTTTTAAAAGTCAATGCCGGCTGTCAAACCGTCTTTTAAGTGACTTAGGTGACAACGGCATTGAGCTGATGGGCGTGGAGGGAAAGACTTATCAATTTAGCATTATCGGATTGGTGGGGTTCTTATGATTGCACTACGTTTAATTGGTTGTCTCCTAGTTGGAATCATTATCGGTGTTTATCACGACCATCTGTTTGAGTAAAGGAGGTGCCCTTAATGGAACTGACACTAGATGATACTAAAGATAGTGCCTTAATTCGTGGAATTATTGCGGTTCTGCTCCCTGCTTTGCGCAAGGAACTATCAATTAAAGAAGAACTTCTTACGGTACAGCAACTCAATGAGGAGTACTACCACATAAGTAATGAAGCTATGGCTGCCATCGTTAGACAAAAAGGATATCCAAGCTGTGACATTCCAGGAAATAAAAATCCAAAGTATTCCCGCCGTGCTGTCGAAAAATATATTGCAGAACATCAAGATTATCATATTTAAACGCCGGGCTAGGCTGATGTAAACGCAATATACGAGGAGATAACACAAATGATATCAGTGATCATATTCATTTTGGTTTTCGGGCTTGGCGGAGCCTTAAGAGTTGGCTATGAACATCTAAAGGGAGGTGACAAGCGTGAGTGAGTTAGCACACATTATCGGATGTAACGTACGAGTCAGGATGGTGATGTTGCGAAAGCGTGCAGGACAATTTGCAGAAGAATCGGGAATATCTAAGCAAGCTCTGCTTAATATTCGTGAAGAAAGAATCAAAATGATTAGGCTGGCTACTCTTGAAAGACTTGCCAAGTGTCTTCAAACGACCGTTTCAGAACTGACAAAAAAAGAATGTTTTTATGAGGAGCGATTAACACGTGCAAGTAAAGACTGAACTAAATTTAAAGGTTAGTTACTTTAGAAGCCTAAATACACGAAAAAAGCCCGTTAGCAGGGCAGCGCTAACGAGCCAACAGACAAATTCCATGACAAGAATTGTCTACTCCGATAGTAGACGGAAACATCATATTTTGCAACAGCTATTAGGAGGTCAACATGAGTAAATCAAAAAAACAAGTCTTAATCAAGGCCTATGAAGCCATTGAGGTTAGCTTGCAGCAACGTATTGCGTCGACGCCGGTTAATCAGGCTAAGCAGCTGCTTCATGACTTCACACAGCTTTATCGAACAAAAGGAAAACTAGCAAGATTGAAAGGGGTGTCCGTAAATGGCTGAAAACGAGCTTGTGACGTTTGAACCGAACATTGAGGTCAATCCTACCCCAATCAAGATTAACAACCTAGAGCAGCTTGAAATGGCTGTTAACGGGGTAGTCACCAAGTATGGTCAAGACTTTGTAGTGACATCGGACAATGTGGCCGACACGAAGAAAATGCGGGCCAACATCAACAAGATTGCTAAGTCCATCAACGATAAGCGGCTAGAGACGGATCGCCAGTACAAAAAGCCTATGGCTGACTTTGACAAACTCATGAAGGGACTAGGCGATAAAGTCAAAAATCTTCTTGATCCGCTTGATAGCAAGATTGAAGAAGTTGAGACACAAGAGCGTCAAGCACGGTATGACTCGGTCAAGGCTGAAATCGCAGAGATGGCGCCTAACTATGGGGTTTCCGTGACAGATATCGAAGTGCAACCGGGGTGGCTGCTTAAGTCACTCAGCCACAAAAA